GTCTGATGCGATTAGAAAACGAGTAGGTCTTCCAGAAATGGGAGACAAGGTTTCGGAGAAAATGATTTTGGACCAATTTAGAAATATATTTGATCCCAAATCATTGATTGACTATTGTGCTGAAGTCAGGACTCAATGTCCTGATTTCAGCGCATGTCAGTGCGAGGAATCATGTGAAGACATGACGACGTGTGCGACAAAGGACATGTGTGCTTGTAAAGCGCGCGTGTGTGTTTGTGGAAACGAGAAAGCATTGTGTGATTGTCTATTGTTAACGCATGGACCCTCACTATCTGCTGACGAAGTGAAAGAATTCAAACGTCAATATGGTGACATATTGACGGATGTTTTCTCGGATGCGAAAGACGAGGAAATTGACGAGGAGTTGGTAGATGTATCAACCCCTGACCCATTGGAAGGAGCTTGGAGAATAAAGCTACAAAATGTGTTTAACAAAGCATGTAAAGTGTTTGGTTCGACCATTAAGTATATTTATTCTACTGTTGCGAGTGGATTATCGAAGACCTGTAGTAAAATGGTTGGCGTTGCTGGTGCATTCTTAGGATATGTAGGAGCAGCGTTAGCCAGACCTCTTCCTGCCTTTACCGGCTCGAAGACATTGGACGCGACATTGATGATTGCAGTGAGTGGGCTGATTGGATATTTGGGAAGACAATTCTTCCTAAATATCCCATCAGCCTGTGAGTTCTCACTGCACTTGAACGAGATTTATTCCCCGTGTAAACGATGTGACGTGTGTAACGTTATGCAGTATTCCGATGAAGGTGGTTATTTTGACCACTTTCTTAGGCGTATTGGTGTGCCCCAAGTGAAGGCCGCTCTGATGCGGTGTCAAGTGTGGACGGATGCATATCTGTCAAAGATATTGCAGAAAGCCGAAGAACGTGTACGCGTGGCGGAGAGAGTTTATTCTTCCCAGCCCGCGGTTCCCCGACCGAATCATTACGCACAAGCACTTTTTACTAAGTGTGCAGTGCCTGCTACAATCGATCACATTAGTAAAACTGGCTTTGATTACATCGAAGCTATGAGACTAATTGGTAGTTTGTGCAGATTTAACTGTGATTTTTGCTCAACTCAACGACAACTGACATACAACCCCCTCGACAACGACGACGCTATACGACTTGGAAAAGAAATTTACGACGCTTATGTCCGGACGATGCCTATGCCTCTTCCGGTAGCCCTAATTCAAGGGTCAAAACGACACGCTGAAGGTGACTTAGTACGATTGGAACAATGTACTAATGTGTTGACGAAGAATTCTGTTTGGATACAAGCAGTGACTGCAGATGGCGTCTCATCCAAAAGTACTGGTACTTTTGTGGTGGGACGCACTCTGTTGGTTACTGCTCATTCAATTCGGAATGCGAATTTGCAATTTAAAACCTTGCAAATTCAAAACCCAAATTCAAAATTGACCGTGGATATTCCCTTGAAAGACTGTAAAATTTCACAAGTTAAGCAAGCGGATGGGAAACCAACCGATCTTGCTCTGATTACTCTACCCCAAATTGTACCTTCTCGACCAAAAATTGTAAATAAATTTATGAGTGCTAAAGATATTGACGTGTTGAAGGAGGGTGACATAGTACTTAGTGGTTATCGAATCGTAAACGAACAATTGGTTATTAACGAGCAACAAACCAAGAAATTTAATATTGGAACGAAAACTACTACATACTATGAACATCCTCTCGAAACATGTCCCTTTGGCATTCCTTGTAAATGTTCTATCTCTATAGGGAAACACATTGACTACGAAATTGACACTTACCCGGGATGTTGTGGCTCACTTATTTCTGCGAAAAACAAAAACATCCCTGCGAAAATTATCGGATTTCATGTTGCTGGAGGAGCTGGTGAACCTGCTCTTGGTGTGATAATGACGAGCGAACTTTTACAGTGCGCTCTTCAAGATCACATCAAGGAGCATTCACTTCCTTCTCGGTACATGATAGACGGACGATTCCCTTATTCTGACAGTTGACTTTCCACGCCTTTTCGAGACAAGCTGGTTGCGAGTGGTGATTATTTGAGTGTCGGCAGTGCAGTGATGCCTGCCGTCCCTAATCAGACTGCGCTACGACCATCGGCGGTGCATGGGTTAATTCAAACTCCATTTACCAAACCGGCTGTTTTACGGCCAGTGGAAATAAATGGAGAGAGAGTTGACCCGATGCTGAAAGGTGTGGAAAAACTATTTGGAAAGCAAGTGTATATTGATAGTGATATCTTAGATGCTGCGGTGAATGATGTTTTCTCTTTGATTGGTTTTAAGTCCACCCCAACAATTGTTCATTCTTACGAAGAAGCAATTGTTGGAGTGGAATGCGACCCTTACAAGAGATCTCTCAATCGCACTACATCACCTGGATATCCCTACAATCTATACAACAAAGGAAAAGGTAAAACGGCTTGGCTTGGAAAGGAACAAGAATTTGACTTAACAAATACTGAACTTAAACGTGACGTGACCGAACTGATTGACAAAGCCCGACTTGGAATTCGTGGGGATGCTATTTTTATGGCAACCCTGAAAGACGAGAAACGACCAATAGAGAAAGTTAACGCTGGAAAAACGCGAGTTTTTGAGGCTTGTCCTCAACACCTCGCAATTGCCTTGCGCCAATACTTTCTCGACTTTGCTGCTCATGTTATGGAACAGCGAATTGATAATGGAATTGCAGTGGGAATAAACCCCTACTCGACCGAATGGAC